CTATACTTATCAACATCAAAATAAGAAGTGTAATTAAATTTACCTTCTCTCTCATCCAATACTTCATTAATAAGTATCTTTAACTCCTTAACCATTTGAGGAGTGTGACATCTCCTTGGTGTAATCTCCCAAGGTTTATGTGGTTTTATCCTGACTGGTCCTTTATAATTAGGATCAACAGGACCACTCATCCCTTGGGTATCAATCTTGGACATTATGCAGTCAATCCAATTTTCTCAACCTCTGCCCAATCTTTATCAAATTGTTCTAAACCTTTATCTGTCAGAACGTGATTATACATCTTCTCAAATACTGCTGGTGGCATTGTAACAATATCAGCACCATTAGCAAATGATTGAGATACACTATTTACATATCGTATAGAAGCAGAAAGAATTTCTGTACCAAAGATACGTTGCTTATCATAAACATCCGAAATATCTTTAATAAGATCCAATCCTTCTATAGAGTTATCATCCAATCTACCAACAAATGGTGAAACATATCTTGCACCTGCTTTAGCAGCAAGTATTGCTTGTGCAACATCAAAGATAAGAGTTACATTTACATTAATAAGTTCCCTTCTAAGTTGATGACATGCTGCAAGTCCATCAGGACTACAAGGAACTTTAATAGTTGCACACTCACCAAACTTTTTAGCAAGCCTACGACCCTCTACAATCATTTGAGTAGCATCACCAACTACTTCCATACTAATATCTCTTACACCAATATCTTTAAGTTCTTGATACACGTCTTCTGGATTCCTTCCACTTCTCATTATGAGAGTAGGATTTGTTGTTATACCATCAATTAACCCTGTACCGAAATGCTTATGAATAATTTCAGTATCCGCAGTGTCAAGAAAGATTCTCATTGTTGTTATATTAAGTTCTTTTATATATGTGGGGTGGGAGGTTGGGATTCTGTATTACCAACAAAGGACGGGCATTACTACAGTAGTAAATTTTACATCCTTGCCTGAGACCCGACTGGTAAG